CCTAAAACAACAAGTAGCTGCGAAAGATATGGTTGACGCTTTATGGAAAACTCTCATTTATGTTATTGAGAGTGCTAAAGCTCTAGCAACTGGAGATTTTCGTAAGCTTATTAATTTCGATTCGGAGGTTGCCTCTTTTGAAGAAGTAACTTTTAGATTGAAAAAGCAATTTGATTTCGTTGTTGCTGGTAACATGTCTTTGGCCGATACTGATGAACATACATTCGAGAAAGAACTTATTGATGCACTCGAAAAAGGTAATCGTTTACGGAGGATATGTAAAGGGAATGTTTTGGCCAGAATCATGCTTTATTACAAAGATCTGCAGACCATGCACGCCAAGTTTATTCAGGTGCGTGTAAGTGGAGATTTGAGGGAAGCGCCTTATTCGTATTTAATATGTGGGCCTTCAAGTATAGGCAAAAGTACTTTGGGCAGTTTTCTGATGAGATATATATTAGAGGTTAATGGATTCGATCATAGTTCCAAATTTCTATGTACCGTCAACGCAAACGATAAATTTTATCCGACGTACAAAAGTTATGTCTTAGGTGTGTTTTTTGATGATTTTGCCAATACTACTCCCGCATTCTGTGAAGCTTCACCATGTAATACTCTTCTTGAATTCGTGAATAATGTTGCGTTATATCTTATGCAAGCCGAAGTTGAAATGAAAGGTAAAGTGACTGCCCAACCCAAGGTGGTGGGTGTTACTACTAATGTACCTGACTTATCTGCTTCAGCGTATTCACAAGAACCTGCCTCTATCGTTAGACGTATTGCTGAGCATATCCACGTGACTGTAAAGCCCGAATTTGTTAAAGATGCTTTCAATGACGCTGGCGACCGTCGTTCTGAATTGGATCCCGCTAAGGTTTGTGCTGCATATCCCAACTGGGGAAACCCAAATGCGGATTTTGCCGAAATTCCCGATATTTGGAATATTAACATTTTTAATGTTGAAATTACTCCGGCTTTGGAATTGGAAGGTCACACGAAGGGTAAGAATAAGGGTGATCCTTGGCAACTTGTTCCTGCACGTTTGAATGGAGTTGAGATGTTGGGAATTAACATTAAGACTCTTCAACTTTATGTGCGAACCAAGTCGGAACAGTTTTATGAGCAACAGAAGAAGTTGGTGTCTAATGACAAAAAGATGAATGCCAATCACGTTTGTCAAGTTTGTAAGTACCATGTTACTTCTTGTGAATGCGAAGTGCCGAGTGTGAAAGAGAAATTCATTTCTCCCCATAAGGGTAAATCCCCAGAACGTGTAGTCAAGAATAGTCCTTGGGTCGACTATGTTTATCAGACGTCGCGCGAGGAATTTCATACCGACCTACAGGGATTTCTCACGTCATGGGTATTCGAAGGTAAAATCCAAGCAAATAAGATGAGGAGGGCATTGGAATTGCACACCTCCCACGCCTTTATAGTTCTCTTAGAGAAATTTCGCGATGCGTTGCACTTATATGCTCGCAAACATTATCTTAACGAGGTCACTATGTGGATTCCTCAGTGGGTAGAGA